GTTGTACGTTAGGCAAATTATGGTCAGTATTAGCCCTCATTTCGTCTATTTTTTGCATGGTGTTTGCTGTTACGGCGGTAGCCATGTTACGACCCATTCCACCAGCAACTAGCGTTTGCACACCAGCACCTAAACGATTAGATACTGCACCAGTTACATCTAAACCTCTAGCTGCCGCACCGCTAGACAAAGATACTGTGGCCTTTACCATCTCTTGGATATTCTTAGAATTATCCATGCCCGCGGCAACCGCCATCTTCATGATGTCGGCCAGACGATTACTACTACCACCCACCGATGATAGTTCACCCTTAGATTGATAGTATTGATTAAGATCGGTTACTAACCCAGCGCGCCTCATTTTGCCGGCCGCTATCATCCCTGCTTGACCTTCAGCCGCAAACTCAGCGCCCATTGCCGCGTTGCCCATGGCAACCGATGCCGCGATATCGCCTTTATTGAGTTGTCCCTGCCTCATGACGTTGGCCATACCACGACCGGTTATCATGGCGTCCATAAAGGCATTTCGACCGCCACCCATGCCGCGTGACGCCGTGCCCATACTAGCACCGACGTCTAACAGGGTTTGCTGTTTAAAGTCTAGTACGTGAGATTTTTCGTTAGAATGCGCCATGTTTGCCTGAAAACGATCGACTATCGCACGAGCACGAGGAAGCCCCATAAGCATATCGGCTGCGCTTTTACCAGTATCAAGGGCACTCATAGCCGAACCCGTAAGGTTTAGGGTTAAGGCTTGTCCAACTGATGTAACGGTTTGTGCAACGCCACCCACTCTATTTATGCCAGATGCCCATTTTCCAGCGCTGTTAGCATTAGCTGCAGCACGATTCCATTGTGGGTCAGACGAGTAACGCCGCCACGCAGCTGCGTTAAATCCTTGGAAGGCGCTTGACGCGTCGTCCATACGCGCATTGACCATACCCATTAAGGAGGTTCTTAGACCTATTCTTTCAGTTGGCGCGTCTACCATAACGTATTTAGCAACTGCAGCGCCAGCGCCAGCTACAGAACCACCGGCTATCAACGCATTACCTAGTGCAGCCGTACGACTACCTATTCCACCAGATCCCATTCCTTGACGCCGCATCTCATCATATACGGCAGTAGCGTCACCCGCCTTTTTAGATGCACTTGCAGCTCTAGCGTTTGCTTCATCTTTAATGCCATCTTTGGCGTCAATAGCTACGTTTTTGAGTGCCTCTAATGCAGACTCTAATTCTTTACTTGTTTTTACGAGGTTTTTTTCGGCATCTGCAAAATTACCCTTTGCACCAGAAGCAACATCCCGTTGTAATGATGCTGCGCCTAATCTTTTTGATGCTCGACCTAATATACTTTCTCCACTATCTTCGATATCACTTGCTGTCATGCCACGTTTTTTTAACGTATTTAAACCCGCATTAACAATGGCCAGTTCTCTTGTACTTTTATCTGCTGCTGAAGATGCTGTCGCAGACCCTATAAACGCCTTCGATAGCATGTTATCTTTTGCTTCTTGGGTCAATATTCGATCGCGACCACCAAAATACTGCATAGAACCGACTTGCATATCATTTATTTCAGCTCGTCTAGCCTGCAGATTTTCTGCTCTACGCATGTTTCTATCGCGTCTAGCCTCTAGAGTGCCAGCGCGAGTTTGTAAGGTCGCATAACCGAAGTTGTCAGCAAGTCTTGCGCCACCGCTTTGTGCCTCAGGAGTTCTAGAGAGTCTATACATCTCAGCGGAACTAACGTGCTGAGAACCAGCGGTCATCATTCCCTCTCTAAGGGTATTCATGGCCACTTGCTTACGCACCGCATAAGCGTCGTCTGCTCTTTGTTGGTGTCTAGTGACGGCAGCATAATCTCCGCGTGATCTCGCGGCCAAAGCAGAAGCTTGCGCTCTTGCCTCATCTCTACTTATTCTATTGGGGTCAACCGCATACGACCATTGATTTCCGAGTTCGCGTGTTTTTTTGGAAAAATTAGTGGATATCTTGCCGCCGATCTGCGCCATCAAACCATCTAGCAAGGAATCTAATTTTCTATTGACGCCGTCACTCATCGTCAAAACCCTCTACGATATCAAAAGATTCGCCAAACTGTTGTTTGGCCATAGTAAGTTGATTTTCCATCCACTTTATGTTGTCCGGATCAAGTCGCGGATCGATCGGAACAGCATTGATCCCATCAGTTTTAGTCTTTTGCGTCTCTAACTCCTTGCGCTCCTCCTCATCGGCCCAGTCCATAGCCTTCTGGATCTTATCCTCTTCTATCTTATCATCTTCTTCATTTTTGCATTCTTCAATGTACTTGGCACGTTCTTCATGCATAAAGTACTCATAAATAAGCTCTTGAAGGGTGTATTCAGATAAAAGGGGATCTTTTAGTGGACGCTCATACTTGATTACCCACCAATTCTTTAAAAAGGTCAACCAACCGTGCTCACTATCCGGTCGACGGACGTCATTAGCGGCTAGTATCTTTATGCATTCCACGGAGGAGAGCTGGTCAGCGTTTAGCAGCTCTCCTTTGGAGGGTTTTCTATGGTAACTTTTTGAGTACTTTTCTTAAGATCAAGTATCCACTGTCCAGCAGTAGTCATAACCTGATCGTATAGGGTGTACAAGACATCCTCATCCATGATGTCAGAACCGCCTTTACTCTGTTTCCACCACTCAGGGGCATCAATGATGCGTGTACGAAGAGAAGCCAACAACAACGCCAAACTTTGCAACCCTTCAGAAGGATTGACAAAGTCGACTGTAAGGCGGGTCTTCTCGATCTCAAAATTATGGCGATCAGAGATAGACAACATGCATTTGATGATGAACGTGCCTTTGTACTCTTCGCCGGTGGTTTCACCTACGTGACTAAAGTCAAAGGTCTTCTCGTTTTTAGGCAAAGCAGCGTACATAATATACTCCTAGGTTAGTTTACTAGGCAATTATACCAACCTATAGGTTAACTACTTGACGCCCTTAGGAACTTTGGGTTCTTTCTCGTCTTGCCAACCGATAGCGCGCCATTCTAGAGTAATATCCGCCAGTTGTTCTGCTCGGATGTTCTCTAATCTGCTTGTGACTACAGCCTTGTTAGTCTGGAAGAGCAGCGCATCGGTGGTACGATCACGGACCTCGATGGTGATGTATTTATGGAACAGGAACGACAGAACGTTAGACTGAATCAGTTCCTGTGATGGGCCCTTGCCTGGGATGTGAAACATCCCGATGGTTCCATCTACTGATATGCGCTTGGGAGCTAGTTCGAACGGGAATGGATCATCTATACACAGGATCTCATCCTGCATCGTAGCTATACGCCACGATACTGCATAGGCAAACCCAGCGATCTTGCCATTTATCTTGATGATACATCTAGCACCACTAACGTACTTACCAAGGGGCTTAGACGCAAGGATACCCGTGAAGTCATTGGTAAGGTTGTCGACTAAACCCTTAATAGGGTTCGACCCCGTTATCCCTTCGGATATGAACGCGTTTTTATTTTCCCATTTATCAGTCATTATTCTAGGTGCTGTCCTACGCCGGAGAAGTCAGCGTTAAAAGAGTCTTCATCTACATAGCATGCCTTGAACGTAAAGGTCTGTGTGGCGATACCGCGCTTGCTAAGTTCAAAGGTTGCCTGTTCAATCCTAACTCCACGTATACGAGCTACACCGCAAGGATCACCATTACCGATCTTTAAGTAGACCTCGATGTCAAACATCATAGATCTATTGAGCTTCTTTGGATTGAACGACTCGTGAGCTCTACCATCTGAAGCTGCTGCACCGAATGGAGCACCGACTACATCTAGGGCTGCGCCGAACGCACCGCCGATACCTGATTTTACCTGCCAGTTCCCGATGCCATTGCCGTCCGCATCGGAGTTATGTGGTACGTCAAACTTTCTATCCGTCGCCGCGTCCTTGGCCTTACGTACATCCTTGACGATAGTAAACGAACCAGTCACATCGTAAGAGAGTGGCTCCTGTGTGAAGGACTCGTACATACCCAAAATCTTAGGAGAGGCATGCTTAACCACAACGGCATAGTTAAGGCTAGTGGCGTAAGCCATCGTTACGCCATTAACCTTAAGCTTTGCGTTAGCTCCAGTTAAGAAGTATGGAGCTCGATTAGCCATCTAGCACCTCTTACTCGAGGTCGGACTCGTCGATCTCGCTAGCCGCCATCGTCGCACCATCTGCGCTTAGATCGCCCGAGATGATTCCAACGAAAGAGTAACTATCTACGAGCACGCCACGCTTGCTGAGCGTTGCACCGCGTCGCACGATACGGCAATCCTTAATTCGATATATGCCGATGATCCCAGGAGTTCCAGCAGCGGTTGGACCCGAGTTTGGGGTGACCTTCTGGAAGATGTCGAGATCAAACGTACTTGACAGCAAAATCTGACTTGGATCAAGATGATCCGCTGCGCTGTTAGCTGTTCCACCAGCAGCAGTACCATTAAGCGTCGAAGACGGGTTACCATTGGTAGCCGCGTCAGTGATCCCAGCTATTTTGGCTGCTTTGGTGTAGCGAATCACGTTAAACATGCCTTCGCACGTATACGCAACTGGTTCGTTCGCTAGAACTTCATAACGACCAAAACCTTCAACTGCCGCCGTAAAGACAGTCACTGAGTATTGACAGTCCGTGGCGTAAGCGAGAGTCTTTGTGCCAATCTTTAACTTGGCATTTGCGCCGGTCACGAAACCGACTTTTTTACCTGACATTCTGAACCCCTTTTTAGTGTTCGGTTCACTTTACCGTGAATTTTTTTAGCGCACTATGCGCCTACTTATACAATATCATGTCTCGGCTTAAAAAAACCCCGACTCGAGTCGGGGTTTAATGGCGGTTGAGTAACGAAGGTTACGAAATAGCACGTTGTAGAGTAATATCCGCAAGGATAAAATCTATTCCTTCAACTAGCTTAACAAACAGGTTCTTATAACCCTTCGGCGCATCACCCGTAGCAACCGTAAGACCTTGACCCATGAAGGTATCAAGGATCGAAGCCGCTGTAGCCGAAACTTCAGCAGTCGTGATCGTGTTCTTGTGGCCGATATAGATCGACTCAAGAGCCTGACGGAAGTTGTAGGCGATAACGTCAGCAGCGTAGAGTACGTTGGCGCGGTTCTTAACCCAGTTGCCGTCCACACCGTAGGTCGTGTTGTCTACAACAACCCGATATCCACCGGTCTGAGGAGCTTCTAGGAACGTGAGACCTGCTAAGATCGCGTCTTCGAACTGCGTGTCGGGATCGAATCCAACAGCGATATTCGCTTCAGGAGTCAACATTGACTGCGCGGTGCAACGGATGCCCGAGCAGTTAAGGAACTTGAAGGTCATCGGTTCGCCGATAGATGCACCGGAGCGAGCACCAGCCAGCAAGCACGCGAGTGCCCAAGGTTGGAACCACTTGACGGTACCGATCGAGTCGATCTGGCGGATATCCTGGATGACGAGTTGGAGGCGTTCATCAGCCAAGTTGCCGGCCTTGTTCTTGCAATCCCCGTAGATCGCCTTGACGCTCAGAACGCCCTGACGCTCGGAGCGCTTCTTGGTCGTCTTCATTAGCGAGATATGGG